TAGCAGGTGTGTTAAATATATAATGGATATTCTTACTTACATAGACAGGGTTAAAGCAAATTACAGCAAGCAACCAGAGCCTGTGTACAATACACAAAAGTATTTTACTGGTGGTCGTGTTGGGTTTGATAAAGGTGGTGATGTTGAACGTTTAAAAGAATTATTAAACAGACCAGATAGAACACAATTTATTAAAGAATTTAAAATTTATAAAAATAAATCCTACGGAGACAATTTTTTAAAAGCTGCTGAAAGCCTTGGGGTAAAAAGAGAAAAAATTACAAGCATATTTAAAAAGGCCGGTGTTTCTCAAGGAGGACTAGGAACTAAACTTAAAACTACTACACAAGCTCCAGATAACGCAATTCGACTTACAGACTTTACTACCCAATTAAAAAAAAATCAAAGTAAGTTAAAAAATTTATTTGATAGTAATGAGTATGTAACCATAAACGATTTAGCAAATAAACTTGGAATTGATATTTCAAAAAAAACAAATGGAAAATTTAAAGATAGAAATGATTTAACAGGAACTTTAAAAAGAATGGGGGTAGAAAGTAGACCTTTAACTGCAAACATAAGAGAATATAAAGTGTCGTCTGCTGCAAAAAAATTTACAGAAGAAAATATAGATAAAAGAGTAAAAGGAGAACCAGTATCAAGATCTAACAGAAAAAAAAATTTATCTCTAATAGATCCTGAATTAGAACTAGATAAAGAACAAAAAAAAGTATTGGACAAGGTTGGAAAAATTTCACAAAAAGAAGGTTTATATCTTAGCAATGCAGTAGAGAATATAGGTCACGCTGCTTCAGTTAATATAGCAAATAAATATCCAAAATTAATTAAAGACTCTAATATTTTAGATATACAAAGTTTGATTTATCAAGATAAAACACTCAATATAGATATTTTAAGTAAAGGGGGTTTTGACAATGATTTTGATTCTGTGTTTAAAAAATTAAATTCATTAGTAGATAAACCTGTTACACAAGAAACAAGAAAACAATTAATTAATTTAAAAAATGAAATGAGTTCTATTAGAGATAGATCTATTGTTGCAATTAAAACAGAAGCTAAAGAATTTCCTTATCTTAAAGGGCAAGAAAAAAGAATACCAAAATTAGATATAAAAATACCCGATGTTGGACAGAAGTTTGAATCAAAAAATCTTTTTGTAGATATGTCTGTGGTCGATCAAAAATACAGAGTAGGAAATATTAATAAAGTAAATCCTAAAGCTAAAAAATTAACGGATCTAAATCCACAAGAATTAGAAAAATATAAAACAAATATGTTTGCACAAAATTCAGACAATGTACAAAAATTTTATACTGCAGTAAAAGATAAAAAAACAGGTCAAGAAGTTTTTTCAAAAGTAGATATAGATGATTTGGGCGAGGCAATTGAAACAGACAGTCCTTTTCATACAGAATTAATGAAATATTGTGGTAAAGGAAAAAACACTGGTGGATCAGCAGGAGTATGTTCTATTGAAGAAGCAACAGACGGATTAAAAAACGCACTTACTAAATCAAAAGGAAATCCAGCACAGATGTCTAAATTTAAAAATATTCTTAAAACAGGTGGAAAATTTTTTGGTTGGGTCGATGCACCAATAGAATTGGTTTTTGCATTACCTGGATTATTAAAAGGAGACAAGGATGAAGCATTAAGAGCCACAACACTTGGTTTGTTTGGGGCAGGAAGATCTGAATTAGAAAAACTAGATCCTAACTCTCCAGCTTATAAAACTTCAAAGGGAAAACAAGATGTTAATGATTACGTTAAAAATTATTTTCAAGCGCAAGACCTTGAAAAAAAATTAAATGATCCAAAATTAGATAAAGTTAATAAAGAATATTTAACAAATTTATATAATGATAAAGTAGATAAAGTAGATAAAATAAAATCTGAATATGTCCCTTCATCTTTACAAGATGAAGTGGCTGCAAATAAACAAATTAGAGATCAAGAAAAAGAAGAAGCAGATAAAGGGTTTGAACAACCAGACGGATCTTTAGCTACTAGTAATTATGCTAAAGACTTAGATTTATCTAATGCTTACGATTATTTTAAATATAAAGGTGATCCTGGTTACAGGAGAAATAAAGTAGCAGCAGAACAATTAGGGTTAGATAACTTTTATGGAGATTTTACAGGAAAAGAACTTGAAGATAGATATAGTGATTTACCAACAAATATTGCTTCATCTGTTGCAGATGCTGAAAAAAAACAGGTAGATGAATCAAGACAAAAAAAATTATTAGAAAAAGGATTAGATCTTTCAGACAACCGTATTTCAAAATATGGTATACGTGCATTAAAAGGAATCCCAAATTTTTTAGGTTTTGCATCCGGCGGTCTAGCAGATCTAACAAGAACGATAGCCCCTAAAAAAGGACCTCAATCTGAGGGCTTGGCTTATTTCATGAAAAATGGTAAGAAGTAACGGAGAAATTATATGGCAGAGATAGATAAGGTATTACCTAACAGCGCAACAAATGTAACACTACCAGATCCTAAAGCAGTTCAAGTTGAAGAACAGAAATTAAGAGATGATGGTATGAAAGAACCTTCGGAACTTTCAGAAAATGAAGATGGTAGCGTAGATGTTAATTTTGACCCAAATGCAGTAGAACCTATTTTAGGTGGAGATCATTTTGCTAATTTAGCAGATCTATTACCAGATGATGTTTTAGATCCATTAGGTAGTCAATTGTTTTCAGATTTTACAGATTACAAATCTTCAAGAAAAGATTGGGAAAGAGCCTACACAACAGGTTTAGATTTATTAGGTTTTAATTACGATGACAGAACAGAACCTTTCAAAGGTGCATCAGGTGCAACTCATCCTGTATTAGCAGAAGCTGTTACAGCATTTCAATCTCTAGCTTACAAAGAATTATTACCAGCAGGTGGACCTGTTAGAACTCAAACAATGGGTAAAGTAGATCCAGCTAAAGAACAACAAGCTCAACGTGTCAAAGATTACATGAACTATCAAATCATGGACAAGATGCCAGAGTATGAAGCTGAGTTTGATCAAATGTTATTTTATTTACCATTAGCAGGATCAGCATTTAAAAAAGTTTATTATGATGGCGTAATGCAAAGAGCCGTTTCTAAATTTGTACCAGCTGATGATTTAGTTGTTCCTTACACAGCAACATCACTAGACGATTGCGAATCTATTATTCACATGGTTCGTATGACTGAAAACGAATTAAGAAAACAACAAGTTGGTGGATTCTATAGAGACATAGAAATTTCCCCAACAAATCTAAATGAATCAGAAGCACAAGAAAAAGAAAAAAAATTAGAAGGAATGACAAGAGGACGAGATGATCGTCTTATTACAATTTTAGAATGTCATATTAATTTAGATCTAGAAGGTTTTGAAGACATGGGTCAAGACGGAGAACCTACAGGTATTAAATTACCTTACATTGTAACTGTAGAAGAAGGTACAAGAAAAACTTTATCCATCAGAAGAAACTTTGAGATTAATGATCCATTAAAGAAAAAAATTGATTATTTTGTTCACTTTAAATTTTTACCTGGTTTAGGATTTTACGGCTTTGGATTAATTCACATGATCGGTGGATTATCTAGAACTGCCACAGCAGCATTAAGACAATTATTAGATGCAGGTACATTATCAAATTTACCCGCAGGATTTAAAATGCGTGGTATAAAAATGAGAGACGAAGCACAAGCTATACAACCCGGAGAATTCAGAGACGTTGATGCTCCTGGTGGAAACTTAAAAGACGCATTTATGATGCTTCCATTTAAGGAACCATCGCAAACCTTATTATCACTTATGGGTGTCGTGGTATCTGCAGGACAAAGATTCGCTTCCATAGCGGACCTGCAAGTAGGAGACGGGAATCAACAAGCGGCAGTGGGCACGACAGTAGCTTTGTTGGAAAGAGGAAGTAGAACAATGTCAGCAATACACAAGAGACTGTATGCTTCGATGAAAAAAGAATTTAATTTAATGGCAAGAGTTTTTAAACTTTATCTACCCCCCGTATATCCATACGATGTTGTTGGAGGACAAAGGCAAATCATGCAAACTGACTTCGATGATAGAGTAGATATTCTGCCGGTTGCGGATCCCAATATATTCTCTCAAACACAGAGGATCTCTCTCGCCCAAACGGAACTGCAATTGGCAGCTTCAAATCCTAAAATGCACAATCAGTATGCAGTATATAGAAATATGTATGAAGCATTAGGAGTTAAAGATATTGATTCAATTTTAAAAAGACCACCCAAGCCAGGTCCAAAAGATCCTGCACTAGAACACATTGATGCATTAGGCGCTGTTCCTTTTAAAGCTTTTCCAGGTCAAGATCACAGAGCACATATAACTGCTCATTTAAATTTTATGGCTACTAACCTAGCACGTACAGCACCAACAGTAACAGCAGCTATAGAAAAAAATTGTCTTGAACATATTTCTCTAATGGCTCAAGAACAAGTTGAATTAGAATTTAGAGAATTAATACAACAAATTAAACAACAGACTATGGCTATCCAACAGAACCCACAAATGGTTCAACAGGATCCACAAGTACAACAAGAAATACAACAAGCTCAAATTCAAATTGAAGCTAGAAAAGCAGTTCTAATTGCTGAGATGATGGAAGACTTTATGAAGGAAGAGAAAAAAATTACTTCATCATTTGGTCACGATCCTATTGCTCAACTAAGATCAAGAGAATTAGATATTAGAGCAATGGACAATGAGTCTAGAAGAAAAGACTCTGAGGAAAGATTAAACTTAGAGAACATGAAGGCTATGATGAATCAAAGAAACCAAGATGAAAAATTAGAGCAAAACGAAGAACTAGCAGAATTAAGAGCAGACACGTCAATAGAAAAAACAGAGATGGCTAACGAAGCAAGAGAAAAATTAGCTATGATGAAAAATAAAGGAAGTCAAAATGATAGATAAAAAAGAAAAGAAAACATTAAAGAAACACAAAGTACATCATACAACAAAACATATGACATCAATGAAAAAAGATATGAAAAAAGGTATGACATTTAAAAAGTCTCACAACAAAGCTTTAAAAAAGGTTGGCGTATAATGGCTTGGTTTGGTTTAGCAAAATTAGCACTATCTGCTGGAAGTAAAATTTACGCAAATAGACAAAAAACTAAGATGGCTATGTCTGATGCACAA